CTCTCCGCAGAATATAGCGCAAGTTACATGTACAGTGTATCTTGCGCTATGTTTATTTTGGAAAATGAGACGGAAGTGAGATTTTAACCTTTATCTGATTTTATCAGATAAAAAAAATAATGTCTATACGTTCGGAAAATTTGAATTATTATCCTGCCGAAGTCCACAAGGGCAAGGATTATCATGTGAGTTATTATGTAACTAACCCAGATTCAGGGGTTTTAGTAAGAAAGAAAATCAGATTAAATCGATTATCAGGTGCAACGCGCGATAAATATGCCCGTGACCTAGTTCGTTTGCTAAATGAGAAGTTAGCAAAAGGGTGGAATCCATTTATTGAAAAAAATGCCCCTAAATCGATAAAACCTATTATCGAGGTAATTGAGACCTATAGAAATTTTATGACACGTGAATTGGAGAAAGATTCAATTCGATCGTATAATTCATTTCTTAATTTTTTTATTTTTTTCATTGAAAAAGAAATAAGAAATAAAAATTTATACATGTTTCAATTTACGAAAACACATGCATCGGAATTAATGATGTATGTGTTTGAACATAAGGCAAAATCGGCAAGAACATATAATAATTATTTGATCTTTTTCAGAGCTTTATTTAATTGGTTTATGCAATATAATTATTGCACTCTGAATCATTTTATTTCAATAAAGAAATTAAAGCAAAAGGATAAAAATAGAATTCCGGTTCCTTCAGAGTTGAGAAATACATTAAGAACATACCTTGAAGAGAATAATAAGAATTTCTTATGCATAATGCTGTTGTGCTATTATTGTTTTATTAGACCTAAAGAGATATGTCTACTTAAGCGAAGTGATTTTAATTTAGAGAAAGGACTCGTAAGAATTGATGAAGAGATAGCGAAAAATGATCACTTTAGTTATAGAACTATTCCTGATGATTTAATACAATGTCTAAAACCGATTTTAAAAGATGTGCCTGATCATCTTTATTTATTTTCTGCGAATTATCATGGCGATTATAGTTTTCAACCAGGAATCAAGCAAATAGATTCGCGCAAAATTGGAAAATATTGGGGGAAACTTCGTGAGATTTTGCATATACCTAAAAACGTTACATTCTACAGTCTGAAAGATACTGGTATTATTCAGATGTCGAGAGATGGTGTATCGTGGAAGGATATTCAAGATCAGGCTGACCACTCAAGTGGTGATATTACTCGCATATATGCAAAATATAAGGAGAGTTCTGGTTCAGAACAAATAAGAGAGCGTGCTTCTACTTTTGGAAAAACAGATTCATAAATACGGTTTAATCGTTACTAGTTCAACCGAACCAATTTCTATCCCCTTATTCGACATCGTTAAGGGGATATTTTTTATAATAAAAGGTTGATTTTTAATTGTGTAAACTTCGTACCACGTAAGCTTAGATATGATATAAGAAGGTAATCTGAGCGTTACAGTTGTACTTTTACACGATCTTTGTTTCCATAACGAATAATCAACGTAGTATCGATTAAACATCTCCTTCATTGTGAATTGATCAGTACTTCCACAAGGATACTTTAATTGATTACCAGTATCATTTGTTCCTGTTTTTATCCCTACGTATGGTACAAAGCAAAGTGGTGTGTTTTCGGCTGCATTTTTTATAAAGAAATTAGTACCAGATCGTTGAACAAATCCAGTGTTGTAATAAGGCCAGAGCTGATATGACATAGGATTTCTCTCAGGTGAAATGGTAACACATTGTTCTTCTTTCGACTCCCTATTTTCATATTCTTCTGCAACTGCAGAAGAATAAGCAAAGTACTTACTAGACACACGCTTATAACTTAGCACTTTATTGTAATCTGCTTCAGTATCACCGGCAACTTCGGCATAGTAACCGGCATCTGTTGTTACGTACCATGCTTTTTTCGAATATACACCACCAACAGTCGGAAGATCATCCTGAGAATCGATTATGCCTTGAATAATAAACGGAAAATCGGCTTGTGTTTCGCCTGATATTTCGGCTCGTTCAAAACTATTACCTGCTTTGAGTTTAATTGCTTTACCTTCTGAAATTGAAGGTGTTAAATCAGATGACAGATATTCAGTTAAATCTAACGAAGTATTTTGCAGGCTTATATTTTTGAATTGAATAATGCGTAATTCTCCCTTTGAATAGTCGAAAAAGAAAAAACAGCAAAACCTATATTCAACAGCTTCAATAAATTCTTCGACCGTGCAATCTGGAACAATATGAGCATAGTTTAGAAATCCATTCGTTGTACTACCGGCGTTGTTATGAAGTACAACACAAATGCTTGCAAGTTCATCGTTACGTAAATCGTTACGAACGATGCGAAGACTGAAGTGCGATGCTATATAATCGATGACTGTATTAAGCCATAAAAATGGTAAGATATCTCTATTTTCATAAATGCCAGATAACCGAAAAGCGTTCGGATCTGAAAGATTATCGTGCGCGATCGGGTTAACAATATTGTACGTAATGGTGCTGTCTTCTTCTTCAATCTTCATGCAGACCGGGAAAATAGCATAGTCCGATTTTGGGTAACGATTATCTGCTTTGATGTGCTTATTAAAGTAAGTTACCCATGCATATGCCGTAGATAAGCCCTGATCTGGAGTTGTTTTTGCTAAGCCCCAATTGAGCTCTGTAAGTTTGAGCTTCTTTACAGATGACCAGAAAGCCCCTTCGTTCGCTTCAATGTTTAATTCGATAGAATCTTTTGAGGCTGCTGTCGTTTTAAGGACACCCCCAATTTCAAAATTGGCACAAGTCACTTTAACCTTTTCGGCAATAGTCTTGTAATATGCTTTGTCTATTTGATTCGGCATACCGCATAACGCCATATTTTTTCGTGATCCCTTAACAGAAAATGGATAGCTGTAACTACCCTGATCGCTCAACATTGGATTCTGAAGATTAAGCGAAATTTTAGAGTCAGAATTTAGATCGAATGTGCCGGCTGCGATTTCAATTTTCATCTTATTGGAGTATAGCGTTTATCTTTAATGGCAAAGGTGATATCAATGTCAAATGATTTTGGAGAGAATGTATCGACAGCTAAAGGATGTGTATCGCGCTTAACGACAACAGGATAACGAGAACCTCTGTCGACCAGAAATACTTCAGGAGAAAGTAGCATATCGGATAACCACATTAATTCCGAACTCGTTTTATAACCTATTGAACCTTTAATGCTTAACGTACCACTACCACGATCAACAGCGGTGTAAAAACCTAATGTGCCGGGATGAAATTTATTGTAAGTTTCACCTTCAACAAGCTGATCGAGCTCCATAGTGCCGGTTAACTCAGTACTATCCCAAACATCATAAGCATTTTTGAACTCGAGTACACGTAGATGTTTAGTGCCTTCGGATGGTACAATTGCGTAAGTTATTGTTGTAAAACCTTTGCGCTCAATGTCAATGATGTTAGGTAAATGACCATACGTATAATAAAACTTTTGCCTAACCTGATCTAAATCAATTGCGAAACAAGACAGCTCACTATTAGCAAAACCTGCTGTAACGGTTTGATTGTGAATATTTCTAAACGTAAACAACTCATTACCAGAACTTAAAAACCAAAATCGTTTACTCTCATGCATACGAACAGACAGTGCGAAATCGGCAGTACGAGATGTAAGAAAATAATTTGAAGTCGGACTGAAATGTTTATTGCTGAATATATCGAATCCGGAAGCAAACACAGTATCACTTACACCAGCTCTAACGGCATACCATTTATTCTTATCTGCAGTCAGAATCTCTTCGTCAGCAAATTTACCTGCAGATGTGTACAGCGTTGCATGTAATTGATATGCAAACGTATAGCCTTCTTCTTTTAAAAATATATGATTAGATGTAGCTGCTGTATATTGCTCGAATTTTTCAAAACAATACTGGAGAGCAGATGAAATATCAAAATTCGCAATTCCATTTACATGCGTTGTAGACAGACTGAATTCTTCAATCTGATTATTACATGAAGCCTCAATTCTTAATACAACAAGATTAATTGTTTCGATTTCGGCTGTACTTAAATCTACTTTAAGAGTTACAGGCACAATATTCTCAGCATGAGCGTATTGTGAAGGTGATTTTACAAGTAAAATGTTTGCCATCTCATTATTTTTTTAAACGTAACTCTCATTATTCTGGTAAGCACAACAAGCAGGCGTTGTAAGGGCAGCCCATTGCGCATCGGTATAGGTTGTTTGCGCATTTATAACAGTAGCATTGCGGTACTTCAACGACTTCCAACTTTGTTGTAAGAAAGTCTGCGATCCGATCGTAACGATCGGATAAGCGTTGCCTTCCACATCGGTTGGAGGTGTTGATATATTCCAATTTTTATTTCGGACAAAGCGTACGCTTCCGGAATAGTAGTAATCGTTGGCTCCATTTAGCGTAACATCGGTATAGCTGTTAAGAATCGACATGTCATTGCTGTAGTTAGCCATAATATCAGTTGCTGACCAAAAGTGAACCAGTGAACCTAATTGCATAAAAGCCCCGGCATTGCCTCTGTATCCTGCACCTAAAGCTTTGAATCCTGATTCAGGTGTAAGTACAGTGTTTACACCGCTCCAATGTATAAGCCCCGGTTCTTTTAGTTTGCCGCCTGCACTGTTGTAAGTGTTACTGTCGACAAATGTTCCTCCGGCATCGAGCGCCAATTGAGCTAACTCATCCTTTGTTGGTAAGTGATAGCCAGCAGGAGCTAGGCTATAAGTAGGTGCTAAATTGTACCATATACTTGCGCCCGTTGTGAGTGCCAAAAATGCAGTTGTAGAAGTACTTAACGCTACCGTCGATCCATCGCGATACTTCGATGTTTGGGCGTTTTCGGCTGTCCAAACCTGAGTGCCAATTTTGACAGTCGGCAGTACATAGCCGTCATTTTCAACACAAAAACCAGTATCGTTTGAATCATCTTTGATATATCGAACTCCCAAACCCCACTCGCGATTACCATATGTATAATATGTGTAATTCGTATTTGGTTGAAAGTCCATATACCATGCTTTCACTCCATCATAGTAAGTAGTCCAGAGTCCTGTGTACTTCAGATCAGAAAACGCATCGGTGCTAAAAAGCGATCCGGCAGCAAATACATTGAAACCAAACTCGTTTGTAGGAACCAAATTCCCTCCGTTGCTTACGTAAAAGCTTGGTTCTCTGAGTTTATAACCCATATTGTCGCCGCCAATATGGGTTAAAAGAGTTGTTTTTTCGGCTTGTGTAGGAATGTGCCAACCGACAGGCGCAAGCCCTCGCGCGTCCATTACGGCATAGTAATTATACAGTCTGCCTTTTGATCGCGCACGGGCAGCAAGTACGTTGTACTGCCTTCCGTATGTAAAAACAGGACCAGTGACGCGCTTCAGATTACGCGAATGAAAATCGAGCATCCTACTCATATGCAGCTACGTTTACTTGTTTTATTGTACCGTCTACGTTCAAAAACGAGAACGTATTTGTTTTGCCTGATTCTACTGTAGCTGTTGCAATTTTCTTCCAACCTGTTGGCATGGTAACTGTTATTCCGGCATTAACTGTTAGAATTAGCAAACAGGTGTGCCCGGCAGCGATGCCCGTAATTGTAAAATTTGTGATGTTGGCGGTTGCCGTTGCTGTAATAATACCTCTGTTTGTAAAGTCGAAAGTAGGTGTGCCGGAAACATTACCTTGTGCAAACACCGTATTTGAAGCGACCCAGTCAGTATAATTATCTATGAATTTGCCGTAGTCAGTTAATGATAAAGCTCCTGTTTGTGTCTTACTAGCCAGTGTTTTATCGTTAATAATAACTCGCCAACCCGGAGCATAATCAGTTCCATTATTTACATATACATAATCTCTATTAACTAACGCACCTGTTATAACTGCTGGAAATGTAGTTGGGGTGTTAATTCGAATTGTATAAGCGTAAGCGTAACCAATTACTTCAACGACAGCACCTGCAAGAACAATTGGAGCTGGTGAATCGCTTATGTATTTATTTAAACTATAATTCCAACTACCTCTTGATACCCAATATCCTGTATCAAAAGCTCCGAGTGTAGCTAAGTAAGTAATAAAATCAGCAGTAGTTATTGCAGCAAGAGAGCCGCCTAAATTAATTTCACCTGCAGTACGGCAAAATGCTGTACTATGAAAACCATCTAACAAATCAGCATTAAAATTGGTAACTTTTAATGTGCTCGCTGTCGCAAAACTATCAGCAACAACCTGAGGTACTACAATAGAATTATTATAAAAAACTCTTTCGAATGTATAACTATCGGTAGGAATTGCCCCTGCTGTATAATCTTGATAAAGAGTTGTATTTAAATGGTTTTGAAGCGTTATAAAGAAATTATTACTGTTGTAAATAAAATCAACATAAATTTCGATATAATAATTAAGATCGGTTGAAGTACCAGTAGGTAGTACCAATCTTGCTTTTTTTACAATCGTAGTATCACCACCAAATTGATAGATGTATTTTCCTTCGCGATAACCAGTTGCGAAGGAAAACGATATTGGTTTTGCTGATATCGTATTAAATTCATTTGTTATATTAATTGTCCCATAAGCCCAACCTGTAGCCGGAGTTGTTAGTTTCGCAATACGCACCCATCCTATTTGTCCTGGGATGATGTATTTCGCATAGTCTTTATAATAAGCCCCTTCGAAACCATCAAGCAAGTCGGCATTCAGGTTGGGAACCCTAGCGTTACTCGCAACGCTAAGAGCCTTACAAGCCCAATCAACGGTAGGTAAATTACAATTACTAGCATTATATTTTACGAAACCGTTGTGTAACTGATTTCTGTTATTCGGATTATTATACTGTGTAATAGAATCGTTTACCTCCTGATTTAAAATTGTAGTAGTATTATATGTAGTCCGGTAAGCAATTGGACTTAACGCATTTGAAGAATCACCTTTAAACCACAATGAGTAATCTTGAAATGAATAATATCTCAGACCGAACCAAAGTACACCATTAATCAAAGCTGTGGCGAAATAAGCTGCTGTTGATGTTTGTTGATGAAGCAAATCATAGTATGCTTCAAGTTGATTACTACCAGCTGCCCATATGCTGTTTTTCGCAAATACTTTAACTTCCATTGATGATGAGTTTCCGGTAGCATTTTTGGCATTCGAGCGCGATGAGAAAAATGTTCCATACACGTAAGAACCTTCAGTTGTTAGCTCTGCACCGAATTTGAAGAACGGTATAAAGACTTCAGCAGATGTCGGGTAGAACCCAATTTTAACACCGAAGGTTATATCAGGTAGCGAGGTGTTTGGAAAATAATCGTGCGTATGATTAGATGCCGAAAAATCGGTCGCGTGTTTTCCGTCGAGCTGATCGGCATTAAGGTTAGTAACGAGGTTTGAGTTTGCCATCGCACCGCCAGTCTTCGGTAAAGCAGCATCGGCAGTAGTTTTAATGGATGTAATCTGAGCCTGTAGCTTACCAAACGCGACAATAATAGAATCGGTTGCTGTAATTGCTAAATTACTTGCAAAAGATAAGCCTGTCAATAAAGCGTTTAGAACTCTACTTGTTGTAAAGTAAAGATTTGTTGCACCTTCTGTAACGGAATCGGTAGAGCCGGGACTAGCAGCAATATTCACGTAAGTGGATCCAGACCAACGATATATTTTATCAGTCGCTGAATCTGTATATATTTTGCCCGATTCGCCAGGTAGAGGGAATGCCGACCTTGTTAGAAACTCAAGAACGTCATCGACATAAGAAGGCAATAAAGAAGCAGGCACTTTACCCGCATTATCAAGTCCGGCATAACCGTTTACTGCGTTTTTATTTGCTATGTTTTCGGGTGTGTAACCGAGATTGTCTTGCTTATTATTCTTCAGATATTGAAGTGAAGCATTGATTTTTGAAATACCTTGAAGTAAGCTATCAGTAGGTAAAGCCAGTACAAATGATACCGCTGTGTTTAATAGCCCAGTAAGGAACCCTAAAACACCATCGGCGCCAGTATCCCCTTTATCTCCTTTTAACCCTTGAATGCCTTGTATTCCCTGTATTCCTTGATCGCCTTTGTCTCCTTTGTCTCCTTTTATAGCAAGAACAAAATCTTCAAGTGTTTTATTTTCGTTACCGGCAATCATTAACCAAGCATCGAAAGCTGAATTACCAGTTTCGCCTTTTTCGCCCTTTAAAGCAGCAAGAAAATCGATAAAAGAAGCTTCAGTGTTACCAGTATCGAGTTTCCAAAGCTCGAAAGCTGAGTATCCGGCATCACCACGCATTGCTTGCATGAAGTCGCCAACATCCTTCCCTTGATTTTGAGGTAAAGAAAGCCAAGTATCAAAAACAGATGCACCTTTGTCGCCTTTGTCACCTTTAAGCGCTTCAAAAAACTCGAGCATTGTTTTACCTGCATTACCCGGCATCATTAACCATAATTGATAAGCAGATAAACCTGTAGCTCCTAAAGAAGATTGCCCCCCTGCTGCTGATTTAAGTATTACTAGATTCTCCATTAAAATGAACGGATTAAAAGAGTTACTTCATTTACAATATTCATTACACCGCCCGAATAACAAGGAACCGGTTTTGTTGTAGCATTTTGACGAATCTTCACCCAATCTCGCCACTCAGGATGCAAATCGAAACCCACTTTACATTGAGTTGTCATTTCGCTCATTAGAAAACGAGCTAAGAAATTCTCATTGTTTGTTCCGTTACTTCCGGCTAAGGTTGTTTTGTAGATATAAACCGGAAAGTCACTTTTTTTTATGATCGCCTCATGGTAGGTTCGAACTATACTTCCCAATGTTTCGCGACAAACAATTGGAGAGAATGAGGTGTTGTGTGTGAACCAATAGTGAAGTTTAAAATCGATATCTATATCGCAATCGAGGTTAATTTTGACTAATCCGGAAGCATATGTACATGTACCTAGATTGTCAGCATAGGCTTGACCATTAGCAATAACATCTGCTTGAGCTTTAGCATTTGCATCAGCTTGCGAGATCCACGATTCATATTTACCTGCAGGGACTGTATAGGTAGTTCCCAGGATAGGAAAATTACCAACACCGGCACACGTTTTTTTATAAAACATTTGAGCAATTTTCTCATTCTTATAAGCCGCTTTGAGTTCGCATGATCCGTTTACATTAGCATAAGCTTGAGCGTTTTTATCGATATCGGCTTGAGCTAATGCATCAGCTTCAGCTTGACTTATCTCAGATGTATATTTACCTGCAGGGACTGTATATTTTACCGTTGTACCGACTTTACCTGCAGCACAATCATTACGCTGTATTTCAATAGACTTTTCGATATTACTAAATGCAGGTGTTGGCGGTGTTGGCAAAGAAGGTAACGGATCGTTTTCGATCACAAGTATATTGCCAACATGCCCACCACATTCGGTAAGAGGGAAAACACTGCGAGGTAATATGATTTTAGTCGGATCGGACATAATTATAAGATTTTTAAAAAGTTGCGAAGTTTAAATAAGGCAACTAAAAAAATGATTAGAACAACAAACCAGTACCAATACCGGGCAAGCAACGAAGGTTTGACAGTCGTTTTGTCTGTTGACGTTGTACCCTTTTTATCTCTGTCTACCGACGTTTTTGCTATCTCATTATTAACGGAGTCATTTTCGGTTGACCGCTTTTTTACAGCATTTTGCTGTGTTGTTTTGCGGCTAACGGTTTGTTTTGTTGGAACACTTGATGTTGTGTTGTCTGAGTTTTTAACAACTGTAAATGAGGTAGTTATCGTTTCTTCGGTAACTACCTTAGAAGAATCTGTTTTCGTCTCAGTTTTGCTTTTCGTCTCGGTGACCTTAGCAATTGAGTCGGTTTTTGATTGATGCAATTCGGTAGATGCCGATTGCTCAATATGCTTTGTTGTTTTACACTGAATAAATAACAAACAGCAGATTATCAGTACATAAACTCTCATTGCTGATCAGGTTTGTTGGTGTGTTTTTCGGCAATAGTGAGTGCACTTTGCCCTAAGACTAAACCTGCAAAAATGTATGCAAGGTTCTCATTAACAGGGAAGTTAAAGAAGCTTACTATTGTCATTACAACCAGAACAAAAAAGGAAAGCAACGAAATGAATCGTTTATGCGAAGTGTCGCTATTGCTGCTTAACATGTTAAACACAAACACTTTACCACTTAATAGTAATTTTTTCATATTATTGAATGAATTTTTTAGCCAGTAATAAATAGTCCTTACGATCATCTAAACCATTAAGACCTCCATTGATTCGTTTTGTAATTGATACAACATCATCTTTATCTGCTAATTCGTTTAGGTTATGCGATTGCCAATAATAAGCTGCTGATCGAACTGCATTTTCAGGAATAGTCAATAATTCAGGATGTTGAAGTAATCTTTCATCATTGAACAGATGCAGGCTTACAGCTCTGTAATTTGATTTACCGGTAGTTTGAAAAATACCTCTACCCTTAAAGAACTCGCCGTCACCATCGTTTTCAGGAGTATTACCTAAAGCCTTAGCCTTAGCACCAACATCATAATTAGCACCTGAAGCCAACTCGGTGAGATAATTGAATGAAGCTGTTTCATGAGCTGCTTGAGCAATAAAATGCTGTACTCTTAACGCCGTATTAATTTCGTATTCTGGTAGTATCTCGTTAAGACTTTGAATGAATACAGAGAGTCGAGCCTTTGTCTGAGTTGGACAAATGCCTTTTAATTGCTGAATTGTAATCATGATTTTTTGCGTGTTTTGTGTTTAGTATGCAGCTTTTCGACAAAGGAGTAGATGGTACAGATACCAACAAGGATGGACACAAGCCAAGCTCCATTGCGCAACAATGTTTCAATAATTGAAATATTGGCTTGAAGCATGATAACCTTCGCATCGATAAGACTACCGGTAGCTGCACCGGTAAGGGTAGTGGCCAGTGATTTGACCGGGTTCATGACAATGTCAGTGAAGAATTCAATTATTTTCTGCATCGTTTAGCACGTTTTTATAGTGCTAAGATGCTAAAGGGTGGTTTGTGAAAAAAGGACAAGAAAATAGAAAGGAAATGTTATATTTGAAAAATGCAACATGTTAATAATAAAATAGATATGATAAAAAATAATAAAGGTAATGGTAAAGTTAATACTGGTAGATTAACTGAAGTCGAAAGTAAAGATGTTCTATATCAAAATGTAAATATCTTTCTGTCAAACTTAAAGAATAATGAAGGATCGTTACATCGTAGTGAACTAACGATCTTTTATAAAATGAGTGATAAATTACTTGATGATGTAGTTGATTTTTGCAAAAGAAAAGAATTAATTACAATAGAAGAAAAAGCAGGAATCTACTATGAGCTTACTAGCTTAGGTCATTCAATTTTTGAAAATTATAAAGGCAAAATAGAAAACTATTTTTCTGAAATAAGTAAAATAGAAAAAGCCGAGAATACAAAAAAAATAAATGATGCAAAACTTTCAACTTGGCAAGTTCGAACGTTTTGGCCTTTATTCTTTCTTTCTATTTTTGGTGGTTGTTATTCTGCTTATACTTTCGGAGAACGATTATTAAAGGAACCTCAAGATAAGGCAATCAGTAAAGAAATTAGCAAACAATTAAATTTCAAGCTAGATAGTATTGCTCAGTATCAAAAACAGATTGAAACGAACAAACTTGTAAATCAAAAACAGGATAAACAAGATGCTGAAATCTCAAAGAAGTAGGTTTTTCAATGGTTTCAATGTTTTTTGATACGTAAGAATAGCTACCTTCGCAACGCCAATTCATTAGATCGAACATTAATATGCCCATTTTCTCTTTGATATAGGGAACCGGGAAAAAACAGCAGCTTCGGCTGCTGTTTTGTTGGATTTGATGAATTGGCGTTTTTCATTTTCAATTTCCCGGTTCCCTTCTTTTAATAATTCCAAGTAAGCACCTCGACCTTTTTCTTACCTTTTCCTTTGTTTACTGACACATTCTGTTCGATAGTTTTCGTTTTCCACTTATGCTTTTTGATAAACTCATTGAGTTCGTTACTAGGGTAAGAGCTCAATAAAAATTTACCTTGAATTTTTGAAAGCGTATCGAGTAGATTGATAAAATCTTCGCGCGTATAACCATCGTAATGACCGCAATTTGAGTTAAAGTAAGGAGGATCGACATAGAAAAATGCATCCTTAGCATCGCGTGATTGAATAATACGAACAGCATCGGTGCATTCTATCTGTACATCTTGTAAGCGATAAGCCAGTTCTTCGGAAAAAGCATCGCGTTTGTTACTTATCTTTTTTGACGTTGTACCCTTTTTTTTATCATATCCCCATGTTCCATCGAGCATACTTGAAAAACTTTGTGCAGCGAGGATCCAGACAGCCCAAGCACGTTTCAAATCTGAAAACATGTGCGGATTAGTATAGATCACTTCAGCATCGTGATGTAAGCGGCGCGAGTGTAACGATATACGAATCTCTTTTTCGAGCGAGATAAAATCGGTTTGAACGACCTTATAAAAGGTTATTAATTCGGCATTTGTGTCATTTAAGACCTCTACTGCAGATTTTTCTTTGGCGAAAAAAATTGCAGCTCCTCCACAAAACGGTTCGGCATAAAGATTATGAGCCGGAATTAACGGTAAAATTTCGGCGATAAGTTTTTGTTTACCGCCATAATACGTAATAGGTGTTTTCATCACAGTGAATTTTATTTGTTTCCCCCATTTTCCCTGTGATTAATACTTATTATTCCATTTTGTCTGGGAAGAACCGATACAGGTTCTTCTCAAAGAAACTATTGGCTTGCTCAAAGCCTTTGAAAAGCATCATAAAATCGGCAATTATTGCCAAAATGATTATCCATACCATGAAAAACAGCAGGATAAAGAACCATTTTATATACACAATTGCAGTTCGAATTATTGTTTTCATAACCAGTTGTTTAAATAAAAGACAAACAAACCTACAACGAGATAAAGAGTACGCTTTAAGCTTGCTCTTTATAAATAAACTCATAAATTTCAGTAGCATTGTTGATTGTGTTACTATCAAATTGATTGGATAGTAATGCTTTTTCAATACAGTATTTTCTTTTTTGCTCTTCGGTTTTGGCAAATAGCCATTTTTTTATTTTAGCCATCATGTGTTCTAGGTATTATATTATAACCAGTCGTTTTGATCGATTTTATAACTAAGCGTCTCGTTAACAGTGAAATTAACCATAAACCCTTGTAGGTTATTAAACAGCTTTCCGGTTGAAGAAAAGCCAAAATCAGTCTCCAATGAATTAGTTCTGAATCCTTCACCTTCGGAGCTATCATAGCGCATTTTTGCGGCAATCTTTCGGGCAATAGACTCAGCTTCGGCTTTGGCGTAAGCCGAATCAATAGTGCTTTGCGTATTAGCATTAACCAGTACAGCAAATGAATAAAATCTGCGAGTTGCCGGGCAATCAACTTCGGCAGAATCGTTAGAACTGGGATCATCGATAGCAACCAGAGCCGGATACTTAGCTGTTGTGTTATTTGAGAACAACTGTACCATATTGTTGATACTATCGGCAACGAAGAACGATTTACGAGTCGGTGAGTTGGCTATAGCCTTAAGTTTAGTGGCTATTTGCTCCATATATTTAATGTGATCGTACATGCTATTCAGATTTTTCTTGATTTTCTAAAGCGGACTCAGTTGAATACAACGCATCCCACAATAAACCATCGCGAACCATGTTTTTGCGTGTCATATCTCCCATTGCCAGTGAATTGATCATCTTATTCATCTCGTCATAAATGTTATGCTGAGTTGCGGTAGAGTTGCCACTGAATGTCCTGATAAAACGTTCTCTTAAGTACAACAAAACGCCAGTGTAGAACCAGTATATCACCAGTTTATCTTCAGGTTTTAGATATTTTAAACGCCAATAGCCATTGTTGGCGACTTTTGAGGTTAATATGATGCGATCATCGCCATCGACCTTGCCTTTAGGTCGATAAAGGATACTCAACATTTTGTTTAATGAGTCATTATCTTTATTTCTAACGTATTCATATCTATACACTTCTATGAGTGAAAACTCATTCATGGTAAGGTTATACAAAATGTCTCCTGGCCCAAATAAAACCTTGTTAAATACCTTTATTCGAGGTAGTGGATTGTGAGTTAAGCCACTAGGCTCAATATATTTAAGCTGATTATCATCGAGTTCGTCTATTTCATTAAAAAGAAAATCAAAAGCTGAAGTGATTTCGGTAAAAACAGAAGCATCGATATTGAAACGTTTACGACCTTTTTGCACAATAAATGAAGTCGTTAAATCTTCATTAAAAAAAGGTTTACGAACACGCATGCCGGCACAATAAAGCAGCATCTTAAGCTTGATCTCGCCCTCACTGGAACCTTTAATACAGAGCCTTGCCAAAAATCGAAGCTGTTGAATAGACAACTCGCTCCAATATGAAGGAAGATTGATTTTGGTGCTGTTTAACTGTAACGTTTTCATGGAATTGTATTGAAAAAGCTAAGGTTTGAATTATCTATTTCGACAGGAGGTACATATCCGGGAAAATCTTCGGGATTGCCTCGTAAACAGGCTAAAAGTGAGTTTGTTGCCTGTTCTATACGAGCGTGATACGATTGCATCGACAGTTCTTCAACCGCAACATGATACGCGACAATACAACGACAGTGATAGATCGCATTTCTAATGTTTAATGTTGCCGCAACGTTATAAAGCTGCTGTTGTAGAAATTGAACAACTTCAACACCAATAATTTCGGCAAGAACAGTGCTTTCAATGCGTTCAATAGCCGGTTTTAAGTTATTGAATTGAAAAGGAGCATTAGTAAGCAATATAAATCGAGTTAACTCGTCAGCATAGTTGAAAAAATGAGCTAGTAGGTTGTCTGATACCTTCCATTCCGGGTAATGTGAAGCATTAGCAGTTAAGAAACGGCTAAGAGACTCTAACTCAAAATATCCACGATTATAAAGGGCTGTTTTGAGTGCTGCTAGTTTTTCGTCAGAAACAGGAGCTACATTTTCGGTTCTTGTAACCGAAATACCCATTCCGGAAACAACAACGGCGAGTTCTTGCGCAATTTCGGCAATCTGAAAAGGCCAGAACGCTCTTAAAATTCGCAATCTGAGTTTTTCGAGTATTGTATCAGGTGTTTCTTCGCGAACAAGGCAATAATCCTCAATATGATCGAGAATCGTTTGCCCGAGCACTGGTAACAAGTATTTTTCAATTGTGCTATCAATTCCGAACGTAAATTCCGAAACGTCAGTGGTATCGGAAGAACAACGGATATGATTTCTTAAATCTTCGATGTTTGATACTAAATTGCTCATTATGATATAGTTTTTTTAGAACCAGTTCCCTGATCGAGGGTAGTGAGTTCGATGTTTGGAATAGTGAAATAGATGTTGGAAGGCCATTTATTAAAGGCTTTTATGACGTATAAAGGAGTGAGTAAGGCTTCGCGAATTGGTGACATCATTGCTTGTTTTATGATAAAGAGCTCGCGAGCTTCAGTGCCATTTATGCTCTTAGACTTACCCGGAGCAGAACCTATTAAAGAGCTATGATTGCCAAAAGCAAAAGCAGTTATATTGCTTACTTCTTCTGAATCCTCGATATATTCGCCTCCCTTGTGCTCGCTCTCAATTGGCGTGATGGTGATGTAAGATATAGCTTTACCATCGTTACCGATTTTCATTTTAGAGACAAATCCGCGACCTGCATTTTCGTCGCCGCCCAGATATTTGTTGAGGTTGTCAAAGAATTTCTTTCGTGAGGCTTTTTGTTTAGTAGTATTATCGGCAGCATCTTCAGCATACCAATCTTTCCAAAATTCATCTGCTACCTGTACATGATACTTTATAGCCATCATGTTAGTCAATAGAGCTTTTTTAAAGCGTGGGATCGCAACAGCAAAATCGTACCAACCCGACTCAATGATACACCACCACCAAGGCTTTTGATAATAGAAACGTCCGGGAGTTGGAATATTGACAGGACACGCCCATTTAGGCTCCTTTAAATCAATATTCTTACCTTCTTTATTAGGTAAGCGACCTGAACGAACCTTTAAGTCATATACAGGCGATTCATCATCGAGTAAAGGAATAATAGAAAGATCATCGTTTTGACTATTTACCCAACCTGTTGAATAACCTAGCCATTCGATATTGCCTGTCTTAACATTGATTTTTGAAAGCCTGCTATATGTAGCTTCGAGGTGACGTAAGCGTACGATCTTAGTACGCTCGCGATTGGGAATAAGCTCAGACCATGCATTTGAGAATGCAGCAATATCTGCAGACGAATTATATAGATAGCGGTTAAGGTTATTATTCTCTAAGAACTCATTGATTTCGGTGTTGGTCAAACACGGCTTTACTACTATCTTACCCGTTGCATCTACTTCGCGTGTTACAGGCATTATCCCCTGACCATACGACATTAAGATGTTAAAGCTCACATTAGGAGCTACATACACATTCTTATATACGCGATTAAGAATCTTATTAGGTAGGTCGTTCTCTTCGCCCCAATAAACAAAATCAACTGATTTCTTCTTATCTGTCTTTGTTACAGTCCTTATATCAGCACTATCCGTTGTTATACCTGTGTTGTCTGATAGAGTAACAACAGCACTACTACCCTCTAGGAAGGCAGAAGACCCGAAGTCGAATATAACTCCATGATCTGTATCATACTGACTATAACCTTTCTTCATAAGTATATCTTAATCTCATTTATTTTAAAGACTAATATTCGCTTGATCTTACGTACCTCACGACTATCTATGTATAAGATATTCATTGTTCTACCATTACTGAACCATGATGTAACAACAACGTTTGAGGCTTTTACAAGCTGACCATTCTTCTTTCTGTATGTAATTGAAAAAGGAATTGGCGCACCGTTGGTATCCTTAGCAGAAACCAAAAGCTGCAATCGAGAAGCGTGCATCATCTTACTCATGAGTAGAACATTTGTAACGAAAGTACCTTGCAGGCTTATGTTAAAAAAGGACAGTGATTTGCATTATCTTTGCCGTGTCTTCGGACAGAATGATTAAAGTTAGAGCCTGCATGGAATTAAGGAGCCGTGCAGGCTTTTTTATTGTATAAAACTGATACACAGCAGCATATATGGGTATTTTAAAAGTTGCGTTCGCAACTTTCGAGCAGGGCGGAGCGGGGTCAACAGAGACAAAAGTGCAGAGATTTGCCGTATATAAAGAGCTATTAATCTAACTATCAGTTAGTTGCATTTTTAAAAACTGCAAAGAGCTGCGAAAACAAAAAACAGCAAAAAAAATACCCAGTTGAAAATGAATCAACCGGGTACAAACCAACAACACACTAACAACAAACAATCTGCTTTTAACTCCAACCTACACCGCCAATAATGCCTGTAGGTTCTGTATAATAGAAGTTACATCCGACAAATAAAGTGTCAAAAGCATCGGTTATATGAGTCTTAATTTCATCAGGGTTTTCAGGAGTGTCTAATGTTTTCTCTACTGACTTATCTTTTTCAAAACCATTTCGACCTTGACGAACGCCAGTTTGCTCAAGTGCGATCTTGAGATATTCATTATTCATTAAATTGAATTGTGGAAACAAATATTGTGGATCTCCTTTCAATGCACTATCGATGTACATATGCTTTAAATCGTGACGGTAAGCTTGACCTATATAAGCAGGTGTAACTTTAAATTTTCGTTTTTCTAATTCTTCGATAATGATATCAGCATAGCTTTTATCTGAGATCGCATTCGTCCACACAAAAGTGTGATCGTAATAAAATACTACTTCTCTCTTTAACCACGCCGAATAATAGTTACAAAACTTCTCAACCAGTTCCGGCAGTTTGTCTGGAGTTTTGACAAACATACTATTGATCGTTTTGAGTACTTTTTTACTTTGATCTACCTGACCAATTACAAGTGAGTTAATTGCTGAGTTGGCATCGAAGGCAATGTGTAATGGTTGATTAAAATCAAAGTCACCATCTTTTGCACAACCTACTTTTGAAGCTTTTGGAAAATCATATCCAATATTGCTAAAAGCACCATTGTCGGCAGGAATATAAAAATGAGCCGACTCCTCGAGTGCTGAATAGAAACCATTTTGAATCTTACGAAGTCGTTCATTTAGAATTGCAGTACGGAATATAAGAGGCGGTAAATCACGTTTCATTTGCGCGATAAATTCTTCGCCTACAATTTCGAGGTTATCAAATATATCATACTCAGCATAATGTACGGTGTATTCAAATTTTGTCTCACCTTCTGAAGCATTTGTTTTTGGTTGCCATTTACGATACCATGCAAGCTCCTGGCTTAACTCTTTTATTATACGATTAACGTAATCAGTCTTTTCAGGCATCGCTTTATACTGCAGCAGCTCGCGATAGGTATCCCGGATCATATCAATATGATCGGGTTGCATTTCTTTGTCTTTATCCAATATCCAGTATCCCATTTTAGAGGTTGGCATATCGGTCGAATAAAGAACGGCGTGATGCCAAGGACAATCATCAAAGTACTGACGGTTTCCACGGTTGGCAGGGTTTACTTCATTCTTTATTTTATCGTAGTTCAGGTACTTTGCTTCTGGTCCGATTAACCAATCTAACGACATTGAATTTGCCGACATGCTACCATCAAAAGAAAGGATGTGCATGATAGCACCATTCCAAAAATGGATAACGTGATCCCACGAAAATGGGACAATATAAGGAAGCTTAAAATTGCGATTTAAGGGCGCACGTCGCCCAACAAAATAATGGATATCCTTTATATAGCCCCAACGCGATAAAGCGTGACAAATAGCCGGCAGTGTATTTTGTAAGGCTTTGCTGTAGGTAGGTGATATGAACGCACCGCAACTGCGAGGCATTGACCATACCATCTGTAAAATAAACCGAGCATCTATACCTTCAGACTTACCCGTACCACGCGAACATACAAAGTATGAATCGTGTGCCGATATAGCCATCGCATCACGTTGGGCTTTGTTAAAAAACTTAGGTACAGATTGTTGCATTACTCGGTTTTTGTGTCAACTGTAAATTGACGTTTGTAAAACTCGCGCTTAGCTTTTCGCTTAGCCTCGATGTCCGGATCCGCTTTCAAATTCACAAGCGTAACATCATCGGAAGGTTCAAATGAAGGCGGTATAAACGAATCCGGATCAATGATTTCTTCTTCGGGTTTATCGAGGCGGTGAGCCTTCACAATTACAGCTGCATTACGCGCAATGGCAGATGCATCCTCGTTTTCTTCAGCTATTTTAATTCCTTTTTTACATGATTCAGTAACAAGATGAAGCATGAAGTTTCGTGCCGGCACTTGAACGTTGCCGATAAGCCGTTTGCACGTTGCTAAATCGTAATAAGCCTGACGCTCGCCAACCGCAACAAAAGCCCCCATACACCCTGTTTTTAACATAGAGCAAAGCTCTTTATCAGGAGTAAGCGGTTCTTCAAGCATTCGGGTAATAACAAGCCTGTATCGGATAAGAATTTGACGTTCATGAGGCGTTAAATTATCCTCAATCTCTCCCATGCCTTTAAACAGGCACATCTCAAGCTTTTCAAGTGTATCGAATTCTTTTTTTGGCATAGTGAGAATGAAAAAAGCGGGTAATGCATCTACATCACCCGCTTTTAATTATTTGACTTGTTTTTCTAACTCAGCGAGCTCATCTGAGTAAGCTTTCAGTTTATTTTCGTTTCTCGTCTTTATATTCGGACGATCATTGGTTTCAATAGCCTTGCGCGTTCGTGCTATGTTCTCATTTAAGCGTGTAATGCGTTTGGCTATATCCAATCCTTTTTTTACAGGATCATCAGTAGGTTCGTCATCCTGATCATCATCGAGTATTAACTCGTCTCGCTGTTCAGCCCAAGCATCAATTGTCTCCCAACATTTTGCACGCTCATCATCTAAAGAGACGAGTAATGTAGTTGCTTCTTGAGCTTTGTCTGCAGGTAGATTTTCATCTGATAAATCAGCATGCAACTTTGCCATCAGTGGTGTAATCTCTTTGGCTCGAGTGAAAAATGGTTTTAAATAGTCAGGGAGATTAGCTTGAGAGACTGAATCTAATTTCAGAATCTTCACGCCTTTTCCGGACTCCTTTTTTCCTTCTTCAGCTATTAAGGATTTTGATTCTACAGCCTTAGGCTCGTCTAATTCTTCAATCTCTACATGAGTGCGCAAATCGGCAAACTCAATTTGTAACCTGTTTTTTAAGATGTCATAATGCATCTCACCCGGTTTGCTTTCTTCTATCGTTTTGAAAAATGGAAGCGTTGCGTGCTTTGGCGTAACAAGCTCAAGCAAAGCAATGCCATCGGCATAATCTCCATTTGAATCGAGCCAAGTCTTTATGTTTTGAAATAATGTTTGTTTTTTCATCTGTTGTGATTAAATAAGCCCATTTTACTGGGCTTATAGTTAAGCAACACTTATACCTGTACCGCCATTTTTAATGGCAAGAATATCAAGCTTTGACGTTCCTGTTAATACTATTGCCGGAACAAACGAGTCGGTAACAAACTCAAACTTATATCCGCGACGGTCTTTCGGTGCTTTGCCATAATCACCCGAAGCCGAAATGGTAGCAGGTAAACCTTCTTGACCAATCATTAACTGAGTACCATCCGATGTTTCAAGAATTATACGACCGGCTCTGTTGTTAAGGTAACGAGCTAAAGCCATGACAGTTGTTCTTGCCGCTGCCGGATGAAACCATTCGCCTTTTTGATTAAATGATTTACCATCGATCTCGCCTTGTGTACCTGCTTTATAATCTACCTCGCCGGGCGTTGAATAACAATAAATAGGTAATGTAGCTGCTTTAAATTCAAACTCACCAACACCTTCAACTAAGCCGGTAAAAGCTGCAGGAGCGTCCGAAAGAGTTGGTTCTTTAAGTATTATTTCATCCGGGATGAATACCACGAAGTTTTTAAAACCTCCCATGTTTTCTTCACCTTCCATCCCTGTTATAACAGGAGGTACAATAGCCGCTGCACTAATGATATTAACCAAAGTGCCGGCAGTGGGTTCAAGGAAGTATATCGCACTAATAATGGTCACGACAAGCAGTGTAAACAAAAACTGCAAAATATTGTAACTTCTTTTCATTGTAATAGTTATAAGAAATTGATAAAGGTTCCGGCATTGCACCGGAACCAAATTTTTAATAATCTCCAGCCATATCTGTTACAGAGGCCAGAGGTCTGTCGTTACAGATGAACATCTTAGGATGATTGGTTTTCCAACGAACATCCCAAGCTGCTTGAATCCAGAATTGAACCTCATTAGGGTCTTTAGAAATTTGGCGAACTTGAACAAATTGAGCCGAGGCTTTAGTATTTACACCAAGGTCAAGTTGACCCGGTTTAACTACAAAGCTGAAATCGCCAATACCGAATGTTGGTTCGGTGATACGGTTTAACAATGGGAATTGAGCGTCATCTTTCAACGCTTCCATTACCTGAGCCGAAGTAGGATCACTAAATGCTTTTACCTTGTTTTTGTAAGCATTGCGAATGTTATTCCAAGGTGTTGATCCGATGTACCAGTTCGCAACACCCGATCTAAGAATCGGATTTGCAGAAGCCAACAATGCTACAGCTTTGTCATAAGCAGATGTGTCAGTAGCATCTACAGGAGCTGTAAACGCCCCAGTATTAAACATGTTTTTCTTTGCTGTTGACACCTCGCCAGCTGTAATGTATGCAAGCAATTTGGTGTAAAAACCATCAAATGCTTTTGATGGAGTATTTCCTTCAGGATCATAAGCATAGGTAAAGACACCCAGTGCAACATCCTCGTTGTATGAAGCAACTACACTTTCGATAATTTGACGTTCTAACGGATGCTTTTTAGCAACATTATCAACGGGTTCGCCTGCATTTGATAATACGTTCTTATTCTTATAGTTAAGAATATTATCGTTTACTTCAGCAAATGTCATTACTGGTTTTAACGAACGTTCAACTAATTTGCCAACTTCAGAGCTGCTACGATCCGGCATTCCAATTTTGTAAGGGCGCAAAATACCGCCTTTACGTTGATAGGTTGTCTCAACATCCTCATTAGCAACTTCAAGAAAATTAAGCCCGTATTTTTGAGCGATATCCATACCTGCAGCTACAGGCAGAGTGCGAAGCTGACTGTTGTAGGTTTTGGCGGCGCGGTTAAGCGCTTCAATGTCAATGATTGGTGTCAACATATTACTTTGTTTTATAATAATTTAAAATGGCTAAGGTGTCATCCTTATGAGCTTCTAAGAACTTAAGTTCTTCTGTTACTTCATCATCAGAAGTTTGCTCACCGCCTTCAGGCTTAATTTGAGAACCATCATCAGCTGTTCCGTTTTGTAGGTTCTTTACTTGCTCGGTAAGCTGAGTTATTGTATTGTCACGTTCGGTAACAGTACCTTTGAGCGTTGTTATCTCGCCATCCTTGGTCGATAGCTGAGTAGAGAGTTCGGTAACTTTACTTTCGGCTGCTTGTTTGTCATCCGATAAGGTTTTGACTTCAGCATTTAAGCGAGTCATTTCTTCGTGAATTTTGGTAAAATCTTCTGATTTCAATTCGGTGTCAGCTTTGTAGCCTAAAAGCGAAATGAAAGAAGTCCAAACCGATAGTAACTTCATAGAATTATTTGATTTGATTGATAATTTAGGAATGAGCGATTGATGTTGATTAGCAGAAAGACACACTGCATTTTCGTTGTACAAGCGAACAGCATTACCGTTAGCCGGTATGTCAACTAACGAAGCTTCGAGTACTTCAGCTTTTAAAACAGTAGCCGATGATTGTCCCGGAAGCAAGTCCGCAGTTTCTTCGCTTAATAAAAGAGGTTTGAATCCAATAGAAGCAGCTCTTAATGTTCCGGCATCGTACTTAGCCTTAAGCGTTCTGCTTAGTTCGTCTGCTTCATCGAATACAGGAATAGCGGAAAGTTCATCGCCAATGATTTGAATATCCTCCCAATGTCCAATTGGAATACTGGTTATCCAGTACCCATCATCACGTTGATGCATCCAGAGCATCACAGGGTTTTTCTTAAAAGCTTCAATGTCTAAGCCCGAGGTTATTACCCGAAAGCCGTATCTATTGAGCGATGAGTCTGAGAGAATTACTCTTTTTTGCGCCATCTCGTTGTCTTTTGAAACAAAAAAACAACGATTAAAAGCGCGCTCAAAGGACTGATTTTGAAACAAAAAAGCCCGAAGTTTATCGCTTCGAGCTTTCGTTTAGTTCTTTATTGTTAGTTGCTTATGCAACTGTTCACCGGTTAAGGTCAACAACCAACCTTTCCAGTCCGGAGCATTTGAAGGATCGATCTCCTGACAAGTGCCGGTTAACGGATTGTCGAGTGTGCCTAATATCTTTTCTTCACCTGTTGCCATCTTGTATTTAATAAGTACACCGCAATATGAAAACCGCCACCAATTTTCATCAGCTGTTAGAGCCTTGTTGTAAGGCACATATAGTTTTGCAGAAAGCTTGTATATAGTACCGTTGCTATTCGTCTCAGGTTCACATATAATTTCGCACTTCTTTAAGCTCACCGGTATCTCAATAAAATAAGAGCCTTGTTTTAAAGCAAAAGTTACAACGCCTTTCCACGCGGCAAAGTATGAGATATCATCAACGAAACAATACCACAGCTTTGTTATACTTCCAATATTTTCCATATTCTATCTGTTTTTTTCAATGGACAGTATCTCGACCACTTTTATTTTTTTTTATTCAAAAAGACAAACACTCTTTTTTTCTTTCCACGAAGTGTAAAGTGGACTTCGTTGCCAACTTTTTTGCAACGTCTCAAACTTGATACTATCGGCACTTATGTTGTAATCGTTCATAAACATTCTTATGGCATCAATCTGCGTGCATCGACCTGCCGAAATTGCGCCAAAAACATAATTATGAAATACATCTTTGAATAAACTATTAAGATGTGAACAGATAGCTTGCTGACCTTTCTCACTTAGATAATGACGGTATTCGCGTCGAAACTCACGTGTATAAAGAATTGCAATTCTAAGATAAGTATCGTGATTAGCAGGTACCGGAATTACATCTACCGGCACGCACTCTAAGTTAGCTTTAACAACCTTCCAAAGAACATCGTGCTTAGTTGGGCGCAGTATATCACTACCTTTATTTACACACAAATAAAACTCTCGAAGAACCGGCTCAACCTGCACATACGTAAAGAACTCACTATTGGTGTTTTTCATCATTTAAATGGGTTTTCGCGAAAGTAATAATTATCGGATAGTGTTATAATAATTATAACACTTATTTTCGATTTGTGTTGCTTAATATATTATTCATCTTAGCATCAGCGTCCTTTATATCTTGCCAAACGACATATGCCTTTATTTGAGGCAATATGGCGTTTAGGTTACTGATAGCTTCTGTATTCAATGCCAGGATAGCTGCAATACTGGAATCAGATATTGAAGTATTTTTCCCGGCACTTTCTTTTGACATAGAGGGATAACGCCCACCTGCATATGCAGGAACCCTCATGGCATCAATAGCCTTTAAAATACCGGGTGCATTCATGCGTATATTGGTAAGTGTCCGACCATCAATTATTGCTTCGTCACCACGCTCTCCAACCAACACCGGGCGCGTAACAATGCCGGTACTTGCCGCTCCAACATAAGGAACATCATTGTAGTGAGCGCCATCAGTTTCGGCTATAACATCATATTTACCATCGGCAAAAGCAGCTACAACAGAACGTCTACTTGAAGAACCACTTGAGCCACTTGTGTCAAGCTGTTGATTTTTTATCTTGTTTCGTTCAGATACAATTGAAGAAATTTGAAAAGCAGATGTTACTCCAATTAAAGCCATAGCAGCAATGGCTGCAGGTAATGGAAGATCGGCATAAGCGCGCATCATCCCTACAGCTGTAGCAGCAACTACTTGGCTAATTTGCATAGCCATTGTCGCGTCGGCATATTTCTTTTCTAAATCAAGTTTTTTCTGCTGATATTTTTTTTCAATTTCTTCCCGTTTTGCAGAATTATTACCAGCGGCAGCTAGCTCTTTTTGTTCATTTGACTCTATGCGAGAGGACGCGGCATTCTTCATTGCCGAAATGGCATCTGAAGCACGTTGCTCCCAAATCATATTGGCTTCTATTTTATCTGCTCGTTTGCGCCATATATCTTTTTCTTTTTCACTTTGACTCTTAGAATAGTCATCATCTAGCTTCTTTTTTAGCTTTAGAAATTCTTCTGTAGTAAGAAGCTTCAGTTTATATAAATCCTTATATTTTTGTAACTCTTTATCATATATCTGCTTATCAGTTAATAAGCCAAATTGTTCTTGTAATTCTGCTTTTCGCTTTTGAAATTCTTCAAGTTCTTTCTTTTCTTCTTCCTGTTTCTTCTTTCGCTGTTCTTTTCTTTTATCATCAATTTCCTTTTCTTTCGCTGCATAGGCAGAATTGAAATCGCTGTTGAGTTGTTTTATCGCATCATCCGCTTCTTTAGCCGTTAATATTTTCTTAGCATAAGCATCGCGAACAGATTTTAATTCGTCATCATGCGTTTTGCGCATGTTCTGAAGCTCTTTGTCATCAGCATCTAATTCAGAAAGCAGATAATCATCGTGAAGCTTCTTTAATGATTTAAAAAGGTCTTCTCTATTCTTCTTAATTTCAGCAGCTTTCTTTTTATCTTCTTCGTCCTTTGTCGGAGTATCAGGCGAAGCAACGATATTGCTATCTTCTGCTTTTTGTTTTTTGCTTTTATTTTTCTCAATTACTTTTAAGTTTTCCTGATATTTAGCCCATTCACCCATTCGCTTTTCATAACCTCGTTTAAACGCATCACCAACTTCAGACCCCCAATTGGTCATTCCTTTTTTAAGATTATCCATCCCTCTTTTGATAATCTTAGGATCAGCAGTGAAAATGCCTGCAAATAGCTGTGAAAGCCCGGCGGCAATATCCCACATTTTTTGTGCAAAGGCTTTTATAACTTCCCACACACCGGCAGTAGCAGCCTGTACTTTAATAGACGAATTATACCATTGGATAAATGCACCAACGAGTAAAAGTATTGCTGCAGTAATAGCTGCTAGTGGATTAAGTTTTTGAACCGCCTGTAATGCAATCTCAGCATATTTCTGTCTTTCAGTCCAAATAACTCTTAACTTTTGAGCCGCTAGTAAGGCATATTCTTTAATAGTAGTTGCAGAAATAATAAGTGAATAAGCAGCAATAGCAGCTGTTAAAGAAATTAGTAACGGTAAATTTTCACGGATAAGGCGAGGTAAGCTAACTAAGAAATCAAGTGCTCCTAAACCTGCTTTTGTCATACTATGTAAAATAGGAATAAGCCCCTCTCCAATAGTACGTTTAAGATTTTCAATGTGATTTTTTTGTTGCGCGATCTCAGCATTAGCCGTCTGTGTTTTTATTTTAGCCTGATCATAAGCAGAAGTTGTACCTGTTACCGCTTTAGTTAATTCATCAACACGACCACGATTATCAATTAATAATTTAGAAGCAACATAGTTTTCAACCCCGAATTGCTTAACCATTTCAGATGCTGTAAGGTTCTTCTTAGCCAAGTTATCCAACGCCGTTTGTAAGCCAACAATAGCCGGATTGGTATCTTTTGCGCCTGCCTGAAGTTTAAGTAAAAAGTTACGAATTCCGGTACCGGCTTCTTCACCTTTTACTCCCTTTTCTCCAAGTGTTTCAACCATACCGGTGAGTTGTTCTACCGATACTTTTGCTGATTTTGCAGCTGTACCAGACCGTAATATAGATGCTGTTAAATCAGGTATTTCGGCAGCTCCTTCTTTAGCACCGGCAGCAAGTACATTAACATATTTACCAGCCTCACTTGCAGGCGCGTTAAACTGGTTCATCGCATTAGCCAAAGAAGTAACCGCTTCTTCAGTTTCCATGCCTGCAGCTTCCTTGAGTATAAGAGCCTGTTTTGTTACCTCATTTAACGCCTCTTTGTTTTTAAGCAACTCAGGTTTTGCACCACCCATAAGCGAGTAAGCACGTAGAATCTCCTGAGCACTAGAGGTAATCTTAATACCACTTTTATCGGTTGTTTCGCTTAATTTTTTAGCCTGTTCTCCTAACCAATCTAAGTCTTTACCTGCCAATCCGGTTAATGCTGAAAGATCGGCAAGCCCTTGTTGAAAATTACGTGCCGGTTCAGCAAAAGATTCGGCAGCATATGTTAGACCTGTAATAGCAGTAGCTCCAACAGCAACTGTGGCGGCTGTTTTCATAAGTGTTGATCCCCAAGCACCTGTTTCTGACTTCATGTCAGACATTGCAGCCTTACGCTCTTTATCTACCTTAATTAATTGTTGTTGTTTCTGCTTATAGACATCACTTTCACGATCAAGGTTTTTCATTTGACCTTTGAGTGAGTAATATGCAGCATCGAGCTGCTTAAGCGTTGCGCCTGAGAGATTTTTCAGGACTTTATCTAAATCGAAGCTGCTTTGTGTAAACTTTTTTTGAGATGAAGTAACAGCATCGTATTCGGCTTTTGCCTTTGACCATTCTTTTGGATTGATAGCTTTATCAATACCATCGAGTTTTTGTTTTGCTGTCTCTGCCTGTTTTGCCAACATAGTCAGAACAACACCGGCTTGAGTACCATCTAATGTTACGACTGTCTTTGCCCTTGCTTCAGCTGCCATTCTTTACTGTTTTCAGCAAAAATGGCGTGACTAAAATCCGATAAAAAGGACACTAAAAACATTAAAAAAAAACGTGCAATACCGCAATGTTGACACTAAAAACTCGCCAAACTCGACTAATTCCGCCAAACTTTTGGTATGTTATTAAAAATCAATATTTTACAAAATAACAAAATCAACTAAATCGCGTTTTAATCAACAAACATCAACTAACTATTATCTATTTTTTAAAAAGTTAGTTAGAGTTAGTTAGAATTAGTTGGATTTAGTTAGTTTTTATTACTGCTTTTTTTCTTTAAACATTTGTATTACAATGAGTTTGGTAGAGTTTGGCGGAGTTAGTCGGGTAAATATGGTCTTAGCTTGGAAAAATTTGTATTTTTTACGCTCTATTTTTGCTATTAACATTCTGAATAATAAATGATTATAGCATGTTTCTCTATTTCGATGCAAATTTTAACATTTTATACAAGGGGTGTTGCTATCGAATTGGGATAAAGCTGAAAAATATATAAAGATTGGTATTTGGTAATGTATTTGGTAATGTGTACTTTTGTTTAGTTAATGTTTAATTATAAAGCAATGGCAAGCACCCCTATACTAAAGGGACAAGAGGCTATAAGCTTTTTGAATAATTGGTGCCAACGTGTAAGTCACGTACCTACACAAGTAGAAATAAGAGCTCAAGAAATAGAAATGGCTAATATGAAAGCTAGTTATGAAGCTTTGAAATCTATCTCTGATGGCACAATTTTAGTGTAGTGTTTTTATACTGTAATATCAAATTACAAGCGTATGACTGATACAGAAAGAATCGAATTTATAGAGAGACTTGAACGTTATAAGAATAAGCTTTCAAGCAATAAAGAAGAAGCTCAAAATTTTCTTATAAATGCTGGTATTTATACAAGTGCAGGCGTTTTAAGTGAAAATTATAGTAATTTATGTATTCCACACGATCAGGTTTAATACTTGGATTTCATGGTTGCGATCAATCTGTAGTTGATCAAGTAATAAACGGTCAAGATTGTTTAAAATTCAGTGAGAATATTTATGATTGGCTTGGACATGGAATTTACTTTTGGGATAATAGTCCATCTAGAGCCAAAGAATATGCTTTCTTTTTAAAAAAAGAAAATAAAGTAGAACAACCTGCAGTAATTGGTGCCGTAATTGATCTCGGATTTTGTTTAGATTTATTGGACTTCGATAATCTTCAATTATTAAAACTTGGTTATGAAGTTCTTAGAAACAGCCGCAATTCTTCTGAATTTCCTGAAAATAAAACAGGCCGCAATTCAAACGACTTGTTGCTACGTAATTTAGATTGTGCTGTTATTAATAGTCTTCATGAAGTTAGAAAAGGGAATGAAGATGAAGAAGCTATGCAACCATTTGATTCTGTAAGAGGTGTGTTTTGGGAGGGAAATGATATTTATCCTAATGCAGGATTCAAAGAAAAAAATCATATTCAAATATGTGTAAGAAATCCTAATTGTATCAAAGGCTTTTTTATTCCACGAGAATTAGACACTGATCATCCTAAAGTTTAATCGGTTGAGGTAAAAGCAGTGCAAACGTGTTACACTGTAGCACTACTTTTTAAATCTCATACTTACCTCTATCACCCCAGTTACTATTATCTCCAATATTTTCGAGAATCATTAATTGAGCGCGACGTCCTTGTTTCTCGGCCATGATGCCGGCTAGTTTTTGAAGTTCGCTATAAAATGTCTTAGAGTACCACGGTTGCGGGTTTCTGAAAAGCTTAATATTTGAGCCGGACGCTAAAGCGCCAAACACTCCCATATCTATAAACTTACCGTAGTAATTGAATATAAATTCGATACGTGAAGGATCACCTCCAGTTTCGTTGAATACGTGAGATTCAAATGAATCGATAAGTTTCTTTGAGCAATACTTATCGCGGTGCGTGGATAAGAGCCCGATCCGCAGCTTGAGTATTTTTGCTTCCCAACGTTCGATTACTATTTTAGCCCATGCTTCGGCTGTTTCGGTAAGATTTGTATTGTTGCTCATATATGTATTTTGAAGCTAAATTCGAGCTGTATTTGGGTATAAAAAAAGACAAAACGGCGAGGTTGTTAGCCTCGCCGTTTTTGTCTTTTGCCTTTTTTATATTAAAAACCTATCCATTTGCCTTGTAGGTTTAATCCTCTGTTTTTTAGCTGCAGTTTAGCTAATTCAACAGCGTCAATTTCGCCATTTGCTATTTGTACAAGTAACTCTGTGTAGGTAGCATTAAATAATAAATCAGGGTTTAATTCGTCTTGTAAATTACTGTGTGTGCTCTTGTTATGTTGTTTTTTAATTACAGTGCAAACATGGCATCACTATTTGGAACACGCAAGTGTCACTATTAGAACATTATAAAAACATTTAAATATGTTTTTATTGTATTCTGTTGAATATTAGAATAAAAACATTCTTTTTAATTAAACATTAACTAAACTTT